GCGGTTAAGGTTGTAGCTAACACAGCAAGTGGCCTAGACACTATGTTGTCGGTACTGGAGATTACCTAATGGCTGGATATATTGGCTCTAAATCTTCAGGAATAATATCAGGCATTGATGCGTCTATCGCTGAGTTAAACCTTAACGATAAGGCTTCAGCCAACGGCACCACAGAGGCCAACAAGGTTCTTACAGCAGATGCTAACAAGGACGTTACAGCTATTCGCAATCTTGCCGCTACGGGAGATATGACGGCTGGTGGCGCAATAACAGCCACAGGCGCATCGGTAGGCGCACTTGCTAGAGGTGCCATACAAACAGGTAACGCATCAGGTGTAGCCGCCCCCCTGACTAAGGGTGCAGAAGGCACAGTCCTGACCGCAGGTGCTAACGACTTGAGTTGGGTTGCTGCATCAGCAGGCGGCGAACAGACATTCACTGCGACAGGCGCTATTTCGGCTGGAGATATTGTAGGATTTAATTCTAACGGAACAATTTCTGTGTCGGAAGCAGTGTTGCAGGCTGCTGTAGCTCATAGTGGTAGTTCATACAGTTCTGTAGTTTATGACACCGTAAATGATAAAGTATTATATTTCTATCGCAATAGCACTAATGGGTACCTGTATGGCAGAGTAGGAACTATTGCCAATGGGCAAATTTCATTTGGAACTGCTGCCGCATCCGCATCCGTTACAGTCAGCTACATTGATGCTGCTTTTGATACTAATGCTGGAAAAGCTGTAGTTGTCTATAATAACGATGGCGGTAATAACTACCCATATGCGGTAGTTGCAACGGTTAGTGGCACCAATATTTCATTTGGCACTCCTGTAGTTATGAGGAGCGAAGCTCAGTATCGAACAAGAGTATTGTACGATAGTAATGCACAAAAAGTTCTTTGTACTTATCACGGTAATCTTTATCATGAAGTAAGAGGTAGGGTCGGCACAGTAAGCGGTACATCTATTAGTTTTGGCACTGAATCTGATATTAGTTCTGCAAATGCGGCTCAATATAACTCAAATATTGGTTTTGATTCTAACGTAAATAAATTTCTTCTTGTTTATCAAGAATCTGGTCAAACTTGGCTTAATGTAAGAGTTTTAACAATTAGCGGAACAAGTATTAGCGGCGGAACGGAAATAAAATTGGTGCAGGGCAGCAGTAACAGTATTACAACTAGCGCTCCTACCATAAGTTTTATTCCCAACCTTAATAAGTTCGCTGTTTTTTGGAACTACAGCACCAATGCGTACTATGCGATAATCACAATTGATGGCACAAGCGTTGCAACGGATATTAGCAATGTACAATATTCGCAATCTGGCGGCGATTACGGAGCGGGTTACGCCGGAGCTGCATATATTACTGTCGCTGGGGATAAAGAAATTTTTAATTTTTCTGATGGTACTTACGAATATTTTATGCCCGTAGAGGTCGCTGCTACGGAGGTAGTGTTTGGACCCTTAGCCTCAAGAACTCGGTGGGGCGCAGGCACATTTAGCGATTCGGTTTACGATCCTGACGCTGGGGTTATTGTAAATGTTGACGCCTCTAATGTTCGCATTTACAATGTAACAGCTCCATCTTTTGTAGGTATTGCGGCAGAAAATATTTCAAATGGGGCAACTGGCACGGTTACAGTCGTTGGTGGAATTAATACATCTGTAAGTGGGCTAACGGCTGGTACGGAGTATGGATTACCAAGTGGTTCAGCAACTATTTCGGAAATTGGGGTTTCTGGGGATGGAGCCTTTGGTGTGGCTCTATCTTCTTCTTCAATTTATCTTAACGCAGGGAAATTATAATGTCTGATCTTTCTGATGCAGCTAGAGAGCAACGTAAAAGGATGCTTGAACTATCTGACAGTCACGTTTGGCCTGACTATGTGACGGATGAGTGGCGCACTTTTCGACAAGCATTGCGTGATGTACCTCAACAAGCTGGGTTTCCCGAAAACATAACTTGGCCCCTTTGGCCTGAGTAGGAGTAAAGTATGTCAGGATACATAGGCACACAGCCAGTACCACAGGCCACGCAGAAGCGTCAGGCTTTTACTGCTACGGCAGGGCAGACTACCTTTGCTACAAGCGGGTACAGCGTAGGTTTTGTCGATGTATATATGAACGGCGTAAAACTAGCCGCTGCGGATTATACCGCGACTAACGGCTCTGACGTTGTGTTGGCTACCGCTGCTTTGGTTAATGACATTATAGAGATTGTAGCGTTTACATCCTTTGTAGCTAGTGGTGGGTTAGCCGCTGCAAACAATTTGTCGGACGTAGTAAGTGCATCTACATCAAGAACAAACTTGGGTATAACTTTACCAAATCTTGGAGTTACCAGCACGGCGGCTGAATTAAACACGCTAGCCGCAGTACCCCGTGGTTCTATTATTTACGGTAACAGCAGTGCAGCTACAGCAAGACTAAGCAAAGGCGCAACGGGTACAGTACTGACCGCTGGTGCTGATGACATTAGTTGGGTAGAGGCAAGCGGTGGCGGTGAGCAAACATTCACGGCTACAGGTGCAATCACCGCTGGTCAAATTGTTGGTATAATTCCTGATGGAACAATAAGCACTTTTTCGCCTTATAACGGAAGTCTTACAAGTTCAACAACCACCATAGGCGCTCAACTTAACAGATGTGGAATAACTTATGACACCAATGCCAACAAACTTGTAATAGCATCAGCACGAAGCAGCAATTCTCCCTACTACGGATACGTGCAAGTTTGCACTATCGCTGCCGATAACACTATAAGCATTGCGTCTGAGGTTGCGTTAAACAGTGTAGGAACATATCTGGCCCGTCCTGCTTTTGATCCCGCTACTGGCAGAACAAACATTTTGTATGTTACGGTTCAAAACAATCCTCAAATGCCACATGCAATTTCTGGAATTGTTAGCGGCAATTCAATGACGTTTGGTTCAGCCGTTACTGGTCCTAATGAATCAGGAGATATTACTGATGCTGGCCTTATATGGCTAAATGTTGGTTCAAACAAAACATTAGCTGTTTATCGCAAAAACCTTGGTAGCGGCTATAGGCACGTTGCGTATGTAGTAACAACTAGCGGGACAAGCGTTTCGTGGGGTTCGGTTGTTGTTATGGATAGCGCTACTGGCAGCAATCAGCGTGGCGCGGTTTATGACCCTGATACTAATAAGGTTGTTATTTTTTATGTAGTAGGATCGACTTCAAAGTGTGTAGTTGGGACAGTTTCAGGAACAAGCATTTCGTTTGGCACTGCGATAGACTTGTCTGCCACAGTCGGCTTTACAGGCCTTAGTACGATGTACCCTGTTTACGACACAAATGCTAACAAGGTAGTCTTTGGCTTCCCAGATTCAGCTAATGGAAATTTGCCTACTGTTCTGGTTGGGACAGTTAGTGGCACAACTATCAGCTTTGGAAATCCTACTGTGGTAAACGGTTTAGAAACTTGCAGCACTATGGGTATGGCCTTTAATTCTGACAGCAATACTGTTGAACTTAATTATACTGGCAGTGTGTCCGGTGCTGTCATTCAAACTGTTAAAGTCAGCGGAACCGTTGTTGTAGCAGGGCCAATAAGAAAAATTCCAAACAGTCAGGTTGTTGGCAATAGTGGTGGCATGATTTACGACCCTGATACTTCGAGGGCGGTTGTTGTAAACGGCAGCGCTGGAGCTATGGTCATAAACCCTTCTGCCCCCACATATGTCGGTATAGCCAAAGAAAATATTTCTGACGGTGCTGCGGGGGCAATTACAGTGGTGGGCGGCATAAATGAAAGCCAATCAAGTCTTATAACAGGGTTTGACTATGGGCTTCCAACAACAGGGTCAGCAGTTGCCGCTGGTCCCGCTAATAAAATAGGAAAAGCAATTTCTGCCACTAAACTTTACATTAGCGAGGGGTCAGTCTGATGAAGACTTTATGCAAAGATGGTATTTCTTACTACATGTTTGCGGATAGCAAAATTATAACAATTAATAGTGTAAACGTTGCTGTGGGAGAACCAGTAGAATATTACATTGGTGATATGAATAGTTCTAATTGTCTTTTGTACGAAAGCGTTACTGAGCCTAATGAATACGTTGGTGGTGGAAAGTACATGTTTGACGGTACAACTTGGTCTGACAACCCAGCATGGGTAGCGATGCCCGAAGAAGAAGCGGAGTAAGACATGACAAAAGCTAGAGACCTTGCAGGATTCGCGTCATCCTCTGTAACAACCACAGCTTCTGATGGCTTGGTTCTCAAGGGCGATGGTAGCAGCACAGACGTTGTAATCAAGAACGGCGCTAACGCTACAGTGGCTACGGTGGCTGACGGCACTACAAATCTTGCTGTCGTGGGCGCGGTTACGGGCGCTCTAGCACAGGGTGCTATACAAGTAGGTAACTCGTCAGGTGTGGCTGCTCCGCTGACCATAGGCTCTAACGCACAATTACTTCAGTCTAACGGCACAACAGCGGCTTGGGCTACGGTTAGTTCAGACCCCGCAGCGGTTGTTTTTCCTTCAGACTGGGCCAGCCCAACTAACACATACAATTCATCTGGCACATGGTCTAAGGGCAGCTTGTCCGACGATGCCTACGTGTGGTTTTTTCTTATATCAAGTGGCGGCGGCGGGGCTGAAACTTATGCTGCTGCTGGCGGTAATGTCAAATTAATCTACGGCAAAGCTGGGCTGTTTAATGGCGCGGCTTTTGCTATTGGCGCGGCTGTAGCAGGCATTAGCCAAAATGCTAGTCCCATTGTCGGTAACCCCACAACTTTAACTCTAACTTCAGGAAATGGCGGTACTATTTATTCAACGCCTGACTCTGACACTGATAACATACTTAATGTCGTAACGGCTCCAAATATTAAGAATAGTGGTACTTATTTAAATAGCGGTGCTGCCGAAGCGTACACTTTTTCAATCAATGCGTTGCCCAGCGGATATACCAGAATGTTTGGTGCTGGCGGTGGGCAGAATGTTGTTTTTGGCGGTGGATATGGTCAAGCGCCACAGCGTTTTGGCAATGCTACCTCTACAAGTTTGCTTTCGGGCAACGGTGGAACAACAGCAAGCGTAAATGGAATTTTCCCGGGAGGTGGCGGTGCTGCAGGCCAAAATGCAGGCGGCACAGGCGGCACAGGTGCAGCAGGAAATGTAAGGGTTTATCATGTCTAAAATTTGGTACAATAAAACAACGGGCGATGGTGCAGTCTTTGATGATGCAGAGGATATGTCAAACTGGCCTGATTTTCAAGCTGACCCCGTGGCAGCAAGCGCAACGCAAGTCAGAGCGCAGCGTGATGAACTACTAGTGGCGTCTGATCATATGGCTCTGGCTGACAGGATAACTGACGAGTGGCGCGCGTACCGACAGGCGCTCAGAGACTTACCGGCGCAGGACGGATTTCCTGATGTAACTTGGCCGACTGCACCTAATGCCTGATATAGATGAACGCGTCTCCGCGTTAGAAAGGGATATGGCTGCTTTGCAAACGGAAGTCAGGATACAGTTTAAAGAGGTCTTTACTAGAATAAAACGTCTTGAGACCGTACTTATAGCTACATCTGGCGCAACCATTATCATGTTGTTAACAATTCTTAGTCGTATGGGGTAAGCATGTGGTACACGTTTTTGTTCTTATACTGTATATAGGCATAGGGTCAGAACGTGTTGCAATAAGCACTGATCTGTACTTTAAAAGATTAGACATATGTAATTGGTACGCTGAACACTTAGTTAGGCGCTTCGGGTATCCTGAAACAAGGGATTACGGTACAGCTTATTGTGTACCTAAATCAGTCGATCCTAGTAAGGTAAAGATTTATGATTGATCCTGTTACAGCTTTTGCAGCAGCTAACGCAGCCTTTAAAGGCGTAAAGATGTTGGTCGGTGCTGGCCGTGAGATGCAGGACGTTAGCAAGCAGCTTGGACAATGGTATTGCGCCGTTGCGGATATAAGCAGGGCAGAAACTCAACGTAAAAATCCAACGTGGTTAGATAAAAAGACGCACGGAACCGATAACATAGAGCAAGAAGCTATGGACATTGTGATCCGCAAGAAAACTTTGATAGAAAAAGAAAAAGAGATTAAGTTCATGCTAGACTATAGGTTTGGCTTAGGGACTTACGATGAGATGCTAGGTATGCGCCGCAAAATACGTGCTGAACGGGAAGAGACTGTATATAAGGCTATGGAAGCCAAGCGCCAAATACAGAATAATATGGCTATAGGTGGGTTAAGTTTGGGTATATTGTGTATGTTAGGTGGTGGTATGTATTTAATAATGTTGGCTACCCAGTGATAAATGCGTTAATACTATCAGTAACGCTTGCGGGGGTCGCTAACCCGACTCATGTGCAATGCCACTTATGGAAACGGCTTACAGCCGAAAACGGTCAAAAGGTGTGTGTATACAGATTTACTGCAGGGTATGGAGGTTTGGGTTATCATTACCCTACAAAAAGTTTTTCTGAGTGTCCCAAAGTGTTTAGTTGTCTTTACGAAAAGAAAGACAAACGCCCTAGTTTGTCAGAGATATTGGATGGCCTGAAAGGAGGTTTCTAATGCAGATAGCTTTTAAGAAGATACTAGAATATAAGCTGCTACCGCGTTTTATGATGTTCACTATGACGGTGGTGTATGTACGGTGCATAGAATGGGCGCTAACGCA